GCTTATGTCCATTTACACGCTCCTCATCAGTCGGTCCCGTTCAGCTTGCATCTCCTGAAATTTCTGTTGCAGATTAATTACTTGGTGGTCACCCAACTCTTTCCATTTCAGCAAACGGGCGTTTTCATCCACCAGTTTTTCAACTTCGTCCATGAGTGAACCGGCTAAAGATACAGCGTGGGTCAGTTTTTCACTGGCTCCACACTCCTCGATGGATAGCATCATTTCATGCCCTTGCCATAAAATAGGGTGTTTATCGAGCTGCATGCACGCCTCCTGTGGTTATGTCCATACCAGACCTATATCCTTTTCGCTGTAGGCGTTCGGCGGCACCAATGATAACATAGCCGTCCGCCGTTTGTCATCCAGAATAAATTCTATCTGGCGGATGAGGAAATTATACCCGTCAGGAACACCGAGCGTCGGGCTGATGACCGTTACCAGAGTATTTGGCTCCCATAGCTTGCCATTGGGCGCGTACCAGTCAGTCACCGGAAACTCATGGGTCAGCGCCTCGACAAACTGCTTGTTGCGCTTCCAGCGAGCCGCGTTATGAATGTTGCCCGGCACCGTGTCATCAGCGTGAAAAGTTATAAAGCGGCTGCGCGGAATGGTCTTGTCGTAAGAGATGACCAGTGACGGTCCCGCTTTGCCGGAGGGCGCACCGTGGCCCGGATTATCCCACTGCAACACGGCTCCCTGCTTTGCGCCGCTGGTAATACATTTGTAGGCGTAAAATCGTTTGCGGCCATCGTACCGAGCTTTCCAGCCCACCACCATCGGCTCTTTTTCCTGCAACGTGCCGACCGGCTTGCCCTCGGTGTTTGCCCGGAGAAAAAACAAATCGCCCTGCGGTGTGGAGCTGACCAAAATACCGCGCTGGGTAGCCAGCTTGGCGAGAAAAGTAAAAATACTGTCCCGCTCATGTGATGTCACACGGGGGAAGGCTATCTGCGCGTCGGCCAGCACTTCATCAGTAAACACCGCCTTGATACCGAGCGGGGGGGTGAGCGCGTCGGCCAGCTGCTTTAGGCTGACGTTATTGTACTCATAGGGCGGCTGTACGTGTGAGTCAATGGCATCAGCGGTAAATGAAAAGCCATGTAGCCCCTTGGTCATACCGCGCTCGGTCATTTCCGGTTCGGTCATGTAGAGACAGCCCGCCACCAGCAGCTCGTTGCCGATGTACGCCGCCGCCCGCTCATAGCCGAACGGCCGGGTAACTCGATCCACCCCGGCATCCACCCCCGGCACCCATGCAATCCTCCCCGTCCAGCCGTCTGTGCCGGTGTCCATGGTGCGGATAATGCGGGCCGACATTTGCGGGATGTCCAGACCGCCGATCAGCACCGTCAGGTCGTCAGGCTGCTTGCCGGTCAGGCGCAGGGGCGGGGGGTTGCCGGGGATAATAAGCTGCTCACCCTTTTTTACACCATTGCCGACCCGTGATGCGCCGGTGGTGCCATACGCCGGGTTGCTCCACTGGAGGACGGCCGACTTGCTCGGGTTGCCGTATACCTCACCGGCTACTTTATCGAGGTCACCGTCCTCGGTAACTTCATACACACTGCCGGGAGTCTTACCCCCACCGCCGCCCCGCGGGCTCACAAGTACACCACAACTTGACGGCCGGCAGGGAGCAATAATATCTCATCACCTTTCAGGTGGTTGGACGCTATGAACAGATCCAGGTCTACCCCCTCGGTTATCGAGATTTCGACTGGAGCCCGGTTACGGGAGAGAGTGAACCGTCTGGCTACCGACAGGTCGTAAGACCGTCTGAGGAGCAAATTGGCGGTCTGAGCCATAAGCAGAGCCATGTCGTTGTAACTATGCGACTGGCTGAAATACTGGCGGGTAAGGGACCACCCGGCGGTGGCGGACTGCCCTGCGTCCAGCATCCTTGTGACCTTGGTAAAAGCGTCCTGCACCTGACCGATGTAGGCAATAGCCTCTTCGCGGCTGGTCAGGTCGGCGTTCATCACCGCCCGCGCCATGCCGACCAGACAGGACGTGCAGATAAGTTCCTGGATGGCGGGTGGCTTGCCAATCATGCTGTCGATCATCTGACCATAGAAGTTAAACTGACCGGCGATGTCATTTATCATCTGGCCCGGTAAGGCTATCAGAGCTTGGAACTGACCGGCGATGGAGCGTACATCATTGACGGCACCCATTACAGAACCAACAACCCCATTTATTGCACCTTTTACAGAACTGATGACACCATTTATGGTAGACATCACAGATGAAATGGCACCCCGAACACCAGCAACAACAGCAGATATCGTACCCTTTATGGTCGCTACAACATCCAGCAGACTCGCCGCAGAAGGCATGTCGCCGTCGGCAAACTGATCCATCGCCTGACCTTCCACCACGTTGGCCTGGTCCTGAATCTCACCGGCTATCTGCGGCACGGTAGCGACCATCCCGCCGTCCATCGGCTCGATCCACTCGGTAGTCACATGGGTGACGTTGCCCGACTCGACAGGGTTGCTTTCTTCGGTGACACCGAGAAGCTGAAGGATTACCAACCCATAAACCGGGTGGTTAATCGTCCAGTGGCCTATCTCTTTGCACGCCCCAAGGAAACCTGCCGCGTCGATGTCGTGGTCCGGCCCTTCAAAATAGATATCGAGCGGGTACTTGACACCATTCGACCCCATATCCTGAGTGCCGGTGCCAACCATTTTCGGGTATTCAAACAGCCCCACCCGCTTTTCCAGGGAGCGGTGGTTACCGCGCCAGAGGGCGATAAACTCCCTGCCGCTAGGAGAGGTCAGTACGATTTCCGGCTGTAAACGGTCAGTCCAAGTCATCGGCGCGGCCCCGACCCGGTATTGGGGTTGGCCCCCAGCATATCGACTTGCACTGATGGCGCACTGGTCACAGTGGTCAGTTTGGACCCTGACGGCTGACCAGATATTTCAAGTCGATGAAGCGATTTCTCGCGCAGATTTTTTGCCTCTTCGGAAACATAGTTGGGGGCCATATTATTGTAATCATTTTCGTCAATGTCACCCAATGAACGACCGGCAAACCCGGGTTTACCCCCCACATAACCGGTTACAACACCGTTCTTGTCAGTAGCCAGTTGGGGTACTACCCCCATCCACTGCGCGGCCTTGCTGATAATATTATCGGTGCCATTAAGAGCTGAGAACAATGCAATGAGCGGCGCCGCCACTCCGGCTATTACCAATAGCGGTGTGGATATCGTGGCAAGAGCCATACCAAGAAGTTCCATGTACGTGGATAACCCCGCCAGAATTTGAAATGGTTTAATGAGCGCGTAAAACCCCCGCGCCATCACAAATACTTCGCGTCCGATAGTGTATGCTTTAAAAGTCATCCACAACTTTACCATCGCCGGAATGTATGGAACGAGGGGGCCGACAGCCGCTGCCACCCCGCTGATAGCCGTACCCATCATCTTCAAATCATTGACAACGGGGCTAACGTCAGCGTTTTTAATAATTTCTATGAGATTTTCTATTCCTGACTTACCGTTTTCCTTGAAGGCATCTAGGATCTTGAAGCCAAGATCGGTGGCAGCATTTTTCAGCTGCATAATTCTATGCTTGGTGTCCTCAAGAATCTTGTCGGCTATCTCATTAGAAAAACCTTTGGACTTGCTGATCTGCTCTTGGATCTTCCCGTAGTCACCCAGCTGTCGCATGATATCAAGGTTACCCGCGTAGCCCCGTTTGCCGAACAGCTTTTCGGAAATAGCAACGATCTTTGCCGACCCCAGGTTTTTGGTCTTTTCGTGGATGTCCTTCAAAATCTCGGGGAACTTCCGCAGGTTGCCGTTTTTATCGGCTACAGCAATGCCATTAGCCTGAAGTTCCGCCCGCCGTGTGGCATCAGCGATATTGAGGATACCATTCTTAAAAGCAGTGGTCGCTTCATGCCCGCGGATACCCGCTCGCCCGAGGAGTACCGTCATGGACAGCATCTCTTCAAAGGAGTACCCGGCTGACCGACCTATTGGCCCCATCTGCTTCATGGTTTCAGCAATATCCTGGATGGACGCACGACCGAGTACCTTGGCGCGGGCCAACCGGTCTACCACATTAGTCAGGTTGGTGATGTTCTGAGCGGCATCAGCGGTAACAAAATTCCAGGCGCCCATGATGTCCACAACACTCTTGGTTGTTTCGCCAAACTCCCCCTGCGCGTCGAGGTTCAGCTTGACCAACGGCAGCATGGAGCCCATTGCAGATTTTGAGTCGAACTGCGAAATAGCCAGCTCGTTGTAGCCCTTTGCCAGCTCGGTAAACGGCGTACCCGTCCTGACCCCGATCTCCCGAATGCCTTTGCTCAACTCGTACAGCTTGCCGTTGAAATTGGATGCACCCGCGCCGATGTCTTTAAACCGGACAACCGCGCCCACCATCTCATCGTCAAAGTCGATAAAGCTGGATGCCACATGAGTGAAACCCTCCTGCACGCGGTCGATGCCCCCGCGGATGATGTTGGCCGCAAGGATACCCTTGACGATGGTGCCGAATTTATAGCCTTCCTTGGTGGCGTTGCGGAATGCGCTGGAGGTGCGCTCGGCAAACCTGTCAGCCCCCCGGCCCATGGTGTCGAAAACACCCGAAACCCCATCGCTGGCACTAAAAACCATTTTTGCAGCGTAATCAGCCATCGCTGGAGGCTCCTTGGGCGGCTTTCAATTCGGTACGGGCTATCAGCTCATGCCAGTCATGGTAGTACCGTAAATCCGCGTAACCCATGTTGGACGGGTCAATGCCCCGGTAAAAGACACTGCCCATCCAGACATGCACTTGGGTTACGCATTGCTGAAAACCGCCGCCAGCACCTCCACCACTGACAGATCGCGGGCGGGCAGTTTCTCGATAACCCCCGACCCGAGGCCGCAGAGGCTACCCATAAGCGCGTACAGACGGTGGTAATTCTCGCCCTGCTTCACCCGGTCCATCGCCAGTTTGTGCTTGGCACCCAGCTCCCCGTAGGTCAGCTTGTCGCCGTTGGTAAGATTCTGGATGACCGTCACACGGCCCTGCGGGTCGGTCATAACTTCCAGGGTGCCCCGCCGCACATGGTCGGTAATGGTATCCAATGCCCGCTCAAACTGCACCTTGGCTTCATCGGGAAATGTCTCGGTGTTGATGTCGTAGTAGGTCAGAAGTTTTACGACCTGATCGGTAGCCGCCTCTTCGGACAGCGTGTAGTCGGCGGGCTTGCGGGGGATTGCGTACTTGCTCATTTCGCGCCCCCTATCAGCATCAGCGCGGACTGCTCCAACGCTTTTAATATAGCCGCTTCATTGTATTTATCCTGGCGGGCACGTCTTTTTTTGCTAATAACTTTTCTTTGATATAATGCTGTTCGTTTGCTGTTCATCCGGTAACTCCTTTGCCCTGGTTGGGCATGTGGTGGGGTAAAATAGCGGCCCCCCTCATCCTCCACCCCACCACGGAGTAGAGGAATCAGGGGGCACCCGTTAGCAACCCTGCGGTTGCAACCTGTGTGCGTCAGGCCATCTGGTCCCAGCTGTTGCGGGGGATCATCTGGATAGTGGCCTTGTTGGTTTCCGTTTCCCGGTTTTCAAACTCGATAAAGCCGATGGCGGTGTAGATGTCGCCGTTCGCCAGTTCGTAGCTCATCGGGAAGTCGTCAAGCCCTTCAGCCAGACTGCGGAGGATGTCGCGCTCCTCTGCGTTGGCCACCAGCGTGATGCTGTCCCGGACCTCGGCCTGCTTGACCATTTTCCGCATATTACGGCCGCTGGTCGGGACGGCCTCATTCTTGTGTGACGACCCGATTTCCTTGATGTTCGTATCGGCAAACACATCGAACGTGGTGCCGTCGAGGGTCACTTTGCGGGGTGTACCGACAACATTCGTGCTCATAGCTCAAGCCTCCTTTAAATTTTAATTGAGAAGTACGGCCAGGCTCGTATCGAACTGCACCGTTGTGTCGAGTATCGCCCCCTCGCCGCTCAGAATGACGGACAGCACGTTGTCGAAACCGTTGCCGCCGTTGCGGATGGTCACCGCGCCGGTCTTTTTAAGCTCGGAGATGGTAAACGCCGCCTCGTAAATCCAGGCGCGGGCTTCAAACGCTTTGGCGAGTGCAATCAGATCCCCGATCACCGCCATAACGTCGCGGGCTTTCTGGCGGTCGAGGGTATTGGTCACCTTGGCGGTATCCGCCACGATGCTGATGCCCTGCCACTTTTCCTGGTTGAAATTTGCCTTGATGTTGTAGAGCATGTTCTGGATGATGGCAATGTTCCGCATCGACCGGTAGCCGTTGGAATCGGTCGGGATGCTGTCGGGCCGGTAGAAGGTAACCACATTCTGCAACACGACCACGCCGTTCCGCACCACCGTCGGGCTGATACCCGCTTTGACCGCCGTATCGCGGTTGTCGTAGTCGCCAGTCCAGCGGTCCACCTTGGCGCCGGGGTCGATGCCGATCAGCTCAACGCCGATGTAGTGCTGGGCGACTCGATCCTGATTGATCCGCGCCATGTGGCCGATAGCCTGCGCGGCGATTTCCGCCGGGTGGCTGGCCGAGCCCGGTACGGCAATGACGCCGTTGGCACGGTCGAGCAGCCGACCGTCGCTCAGACTGACCAGGTTGGTCAGGCCAGTAGACCCCGCAACCACATCGCCCGTCAACACCCGGAAGGGTCGGGCAATGGTCTTGTCGTACAGACCGCTGGCGGTGTCACCCGAGCCGACGTATGCGCTGATGGAGCCGAGCGTGGTGCTGTCCTGCCCGTAGCCGTGAACCACATCGGTGAAATACGCCTCGTTGGCATAGTCGTCCGCACCGAGAGCGGCCAGAGCGGTGTCCATTGTAGGAATGCCCGACCCCGCCGCGCTGGCGGTTACCGTAGCCACAACTCCGGTGGGGAGCACCTGGCCGTAGCCGAGGTTCAGCTTGATGCTGATGCTGTTGCCCCACGGGCCTTTCGACTTGCTGGTGAGATTTATCTTGCCCGGCACACTGCCGTCCACCGCCGCCGTAACGGGAAGAGTCTTGTCGGCATTGACCGCCGTGCCGATGGCGGTGGCGATGTTAGCGGCAGTGGCCGCCGCCGGAATGTCCACCGACACCAGCTGATTGGCGATATACAGGTAGATCGTACCGGCCAGCACTCCGGAGGAGCTGGTAAAATCGACATACCCGACGGCCGCTGCCGCACCGCCCGCTTCCGCCTGAGGGAGTACAAAGACCGGCACGCCCTGTGCGCCGAGGAACACCTGACGGGCGAGGCGGTACACCATGGAGCCAAAACCGAATTGACTGCCGGCATCTTCAGGGCTGAATACCTGTACCGGCACCAGCGGCACCACCGCTGTCTTGGCGGGGTCAAACGTCGCCAGAACGAGGATCTCGCGGGGCAGGTTGTTCGCCCCTGACTGGAACTGCACATTCTTGACGGACACCCCTGTTGCGGCGGCCAGACTGGTTGCATTAAGGCTCATGGTTCACACCTCCTTGTAAATGGTGAGCAGTATACACACTGCGGGTTAAAAAAGCTATAATTATTTTTAGCAGCCGCCCTGCCGTCAGACTGGAAGAGGATGTACTTGCTCAACGGCTGTCCATTCGGCATCGGCAGATTCTCTCCTTTTATGGCAATATTTGAAATCGCACGGACAAGGTTCATCTCTCCCTGTGATTATGCAGACGGGTGGTGTTAGAGCACCGCCCGGTCGCTCCTTCTTCTCGTTCTCCTCTCAGTGTTTCTCCACACATATCCGCACTACTTGCCAAAGGGCTGTTGTACCCGAAATTATCAATCCTAGCGCTTGCAAGGTGAGCATCACTGAATATACGCCATGCCCCGCGTGCCATTGGCGACAGTGGGCGGGGTGATGGTAAAGGTCGCTCCATTGCCGGTGGCCGCTGCACTGGTGAACGTATAGAGCGCGATGATCTTGCCGCTCGTGCTGTTGTAGAGGACAGCGCAGTCGGCGGTGATCCCGGTCGAATCGGTGGCCGTCCAGACCAGTCCGCCGGTGCAGTTGAAGTCAGCAGCCACCTCCGTGGCAGGAGACGTCGCCCCAGTAGTGCTGACAGCGGTACATGAGGTCAGCGTATTCCCTCCAGTGGTGTAACCGTGGGCAGTGTCCAGATCGGTAAAGGAAGAATAGGCCGTGGTGCTGTGCCCTATTGCGGTATTGGCCGATTGCAGGCCCAAAGCCATTTTAATTACAGGGGCAGAACAGTTGGCACCGGTAGCAGCGGCTGTGCAACAGGTCATCGGGGCACCGGCGGCGGTACAGGAAGCGGCACCGGAAAGGTACTGGCTGATAAGCATGTCAACTTTAGCCTGTACCGACATACCGGCGGCAAAGGCGGCAAAAGAACTGGTCGCACAGGCCAGCATGAAAACTACACCGAGGGTGCTGATAAATCTTTTCATGGTGCTCTCCTTTTGGCGGGTGTTTTCCCGCAATGGTTTGTCCTCCCGGTACGTGTTCTCGCACAAAAGAGGGGGTTACTTAATTTTAACTACCGTCGATTGAACCGAGCCGGTGGTTGTCGTGGTGACCATACCTGCCCGCGCTTGAGCAAAGCCGCTTTGCAGTGGTACTTGCGTTTGCGGGGCGGCGCATCCGGCCAGGAATATGATTACTGTGGGAAATAGTTTCAGTTTCATAGTGTCTCCTTACTGCATGATGATGTTGCAGGTTTTGATTTGAGCATTAGTTACAGTGCCGAAAAAGGTTTGCCACTGCTGAAAAACCATAGAATGACCGGTTACGTTGGGATGGACTGAAAAACTAGGGTCGAGCGCAGACATGATCCCAGATGCTTTATAGTTTCCACCAGACGCAACTACAAAATTATGCGATTGAGTATACGTATCAATCACGGCCAAACCTCCAAATTCCGCCGCAATAACATCCATTTCTGCCACAAATGTCGGATAATATCTACCATCACTTCGATCATAGTTCTGTGGGTCAAGGTCTGTTTCCTTCACCAACACAGGTATCATCCCCGCATCGATCACCGATTGCACCAATACACGATAATTGGCCTGGAATGTGGACCAAACGGTAGGTGTCCCAGGATAACACCAGTCATTAACTAAAAGTGGGAGTAAGACAATCTGTGGTTTAGGCGTCAATGCGGCCAAAATTCCCACTGAACCGCTGGATAAATGGTCACTGACTTTCCATCCTGAAAAAGAACGATTGTATACAGTGCTTGACCCGTTTCTAGCTAC